GCTTACTCTCGTAGGTGGATCGACTGATGGTCGGTCCTTACGAAAGTAGGAGAGCACAAGGTCTCTCTCCCGCGCGGCCCTTACGGGCACGCAACCCCCGTTAAAACGGGGACTTCGTACCAAGCTTGATGTCGACGCGCTTGGGGCGTCCAGTACGCTCCAAATGCTCTTTGTCGACCGTTAGGTCGGCCGCATCAGGCTGGTCCCAGAACCATGAGTATGGTTCCGGAATAGCCTTTCTCGACAAGCATTTGAGGAGGGCACCCTCCCCATCGAGGTGATCTCGAGGGGGTTGGGAACGCACGTACCAGCCCTTGGTTAAGGGGCTGTGCGTATTGGGGTGTAGGCGCTCGAATTGGTATCCGAGCACCGACTCCCTGCCCAACAAGGGAGAAGTTGGAGCTACGTTTGGGAAGACCTTTAGGATCTTCCTTAGGTAGTCATCCAACCAACGTGCCGTCTGCCACAAACCAGACCAATAGGCCTGGTTGCGCAGCGCGACCGTTGCTATCACTCCCTCAGCGTCCTGCCGTGTAGGCGGAAGTACCTGACGGACTCGGACAATAGACACGTCCGTTCCGTCGTAGTACTCCTTGCCACAAGATTCCCTGAACCTTCCGGTCCAGAAACTCTTGCTGGCGTTGACCCGGTACCCAAAAGTACTGAGTTCGTCATACACGGACAGCACGTTGTCTCGAGGGACGATCAAATCGTCCCCAAAGACACGCACCCGACCCCGGAATTTCAACAGATCTTCCGGAGTCAGCGGGGTGTTGAGCTCTCGTTCAATCCCGAGCAAGATGATGGTCAAAAAGACCATCGCCTCAATCGGAAAAGTGAGAGCCGAACCCATAGACGCGAACTTGGCCAGGCGTAAAACGCCGAAGCCAGGTACGTCAGCCTTCCTCGACCTACACGCCTGCACCGCCTGGGACAACCCAGGATGGGAGGAGAATAGGGCGAGTACGTGCTGATTCGAGACACGATCGGAAGCTTCACTCAGATCGAGTGTAGCGAGGTCCCCGCTGAGGGATCCCCGGCGAGCCAAGGCCCTATTAGGGTCCTGGTTATCCGTTCCGATAGCCAACGAGAGGAAACCATCCTCTCTGATGGCACTAAGGAGCCCGCGAGCGAGGGACTGCTGTGCGTATTGCATAGCAGTTGGCTCGATCGCGATGATCCTAGGTGTCTTGATCGTTTTAGGGACGGTGATGACCCTCACGGGCATCTCCGCCTCGGGTTCGAGGATGTCAACCTCCTCGCGAAGAACTTTCAGCCTTTCGGGCCGATGGTTCACAGCGAGAAAGTCTTCAAACGCCATTCCTGACGATTGAAGACGAGCGGTCCAGGTCCGCTGATTCCACTTCCCGTTCTGGGTAAGTCGATCAGCGACAGCGCCTGGGCCGTGCTTTGGGATTAGCCTTCCGAACTGGAGATCTCTCTCCAGTTTGTCGAAGACCTCTCCGTACAGCATGTTGGACACACGCGTAAAATCCGCTAGATATTGCGGATCAAGCAATGCGTCCGACACCTTGACATCCTGCTCACACTGAACGAAACCAGACATGGCATCGGCTTCCCTCGAAGGTGTTACCACCCTCGATTGACCCGTTACAGGGTCTTTGGGTAAGCCGATCTTGCCGAACATCAGCGTTAGCTGACGGAGGGCATAGATTGCCTCCACGTCTGGTTCATCCAGCAACACGCCACTACTAGGATCGAACACACGGTCATAGAACCCTCCGAGAAATCGGGGGCGACTACCTCTGAACTCCCATTTGGGAGTTTCAGAAGGAGGACCGACGAAACCTTGGTCAAGCCACTTTTCGGTAGCTTTTCCGAGGTCCGCCAGGGTTACGGCTAACAGCCACAACCCCTCGTGTTCGAACCGACTCGCGAGAGTGTTTTGCTCGCGAGTGGCGCTAGTGCAACATCTAACGGCAAGTTCTTGTGCCGTTATGGACCAGAGTGACGTCAGGCTTTTCACCTCACCTCCTTTATAGGGGGATCGGGTCCTTAGCCCTGTCGTCATACTACCAGCTGATTAGCAGCCATCCGGCAGACGCTTGAAGCGCGAGATGTTCCCGTTGGGAACCCCCGTCTCCAAGTAGTACTGCCACCAGGCGGCCATCTCCAAGCGGTCCTCCTCCTTCAGCATGACGCTGAGCAAGAGGTGGCCCACAGGGTCGGCCTTCAGGTCCTCATAGTTGAGGCCGTGGTCGAACAACGCGGCGCCTATCGACGTTTCCGTCGCTAGGCCCACGAGGTAGATGAGCTCCTCGGTCGACCTGACCGAGAGGGGGCGAACGTTCATGACGTATTGCTCCTTCCGGCACAGGCCGGGGTGGAATTGTTAGTTAACTGGTAGATGCCCAGACAGTGAACTACTGGGAAGTATATGGCTTTGCGGCCTCCCGAAGCTTCTTTACAGAAGCCAGGAAGGCTTGCATGGCCAACTTCTCCACTAGGGTCGGTTTGTCAGCCGGCCACACGCTCACCTGTACCAACTGACGCGAATCACCATTGATCGCGCCTGCTGGCATATGGAGAACGTGCATCACCATCCGATTCTCTCCCTCTATCTTTGACATAAGTTCATACCAAAGAAGAGGGCTTCACCTGCAAGGTATAGCGCATTGACCAAGACGACCGTTACTACTAGCAGTTTCCTGCTAGCAACAGTGCGGAAGTCGAGATCAGTGCGGCGTCGACCAGGATTATCAGTCCCATGACGACGCGCAGCTCGGCGGCGGTTATTAGCCACAGCCGTGCTTCCATCCTTGCAACCAGATACGTCGCACGTCTCTTCAACGGAGGAGAGTCCCTTAGGACTCGCCCCCGAGGAGCTTTGTGACGTTCGCGTTGGAAGACGCCGTGAGCAGGGTGTTGAGCCCCGCCCACGCCGCGACAACCTCCGCGACCGTGTAGGCATCGTTTGCCGTGTCGAACACGACATACGTAGACATGGACACCTGGCGGTTTTCCACCGGCCTCATTGGGTCGGCGGTAACCTTCTTGGTGTCGAGCCGGAACATCCGGCGGGTGCGGTCCACCTTGTACTGGTGGCTCGCCTCCACACGGATCAGTCCGTCAGCCGACTGGTACTCACTCTTGTCGTCCCCCACGCTGATGCGCGGGAGCGACGAGGTGACACCAGAGATGGTGACGGAGAGCGGATCGGAGAACGACATGGGCATCACTCCTAGGAGCTGATTAGGCTCCCTTTGGCGGTTTATTAGACGACGTGGTGCAAACTACGTTGCCTTACCCCGGGTTATACCCAGGGCAGACAAAATGGCAATCTGTCGCGGCGAGAAGCCGTCCCAGGTTATGCCAAACCCGAAGGGAGAGGCCTTTCGGCGGATCTTGGTTTCAGTTACGAAACTGACCGCTTGAGGCACGGTGGGGTGGACCAGATTGGTCTCCCCAACGTAGGTGTAGGTGTCACGGATCAGGGAATGTTCCATGATATACCCATACCTCACTACCAGACCGTCGACTGCGAAGTCGGAAACGTTCGACAGAACGTCCCCGATGTTTGCAACCCAATCGGCGGCCCAGCTCCAAGGGGCCAAGTTCCAGACAGTGCTGGGCGTAAGCTCAACACCGTACAGGAAACTGGCTTTGGCTGCGTGTTCAAGTAACGCATTCGAGGATTTCCATCCCCGAGGTAGCGAATACGAGAACGCGCCGCTAAACCACTGCTGCTTGAACGTTTCACGTTCTCGCATCAAGTGGCCCTCTGGGACCTTGCCAACCTTGTAGAAAGCGGAAGACACCACGCTCATAGGCGGGGTCGTCACACCGAGGTCTACGGTTGTCTTGGTCCTTTCTGGTGGGAAAGAGTACTTCCGTCGAACGATCTTACCAGCGTCCCTCTCATACTGCCGCATCAAAGCGGCGGCATGAGTAACTGCACGACCAAAGTCGTCCAGTTCGCTGGCAAGTGGTCTCCAGCCAAACTCAAAATTGAGGTACTCGGAACCGGCCCTACGGGCCCGGTCCGTGTCCTCCTTGATTTGGCTCCACCGAGGAACACTCGGCAAGCCGTCCTTGACAACTTCGCCAAGGGCGACGGAGAGATCGGCGACAGCATTGGTGGGCTTACACCTAGCAATAGCAGTCGTTCCCAACGACTCCAAGACCGATGTATTGGTCTGAGAGTACGGAGGAAGCGTTACTGTGCTAGCCGACACAGCAGGGTACGGACCCGTATACTTACGGATCTGTTCCACTGAGCCGGTTCCGGAGTCACGAGAAGCGATATAGTGAGACTTAAGTTCAGTCTCGCAATACCTCTTCCTCGTCCGGAAGTTACCACCCATGTCCTGGCGACCGCCTGATCGGCGCCAACCAGGATGCTCTTCCGACTCAGTAATCTGAGTCCCTAGCCAACGTGACGCGTAGGCAGATGTTTTCCACGCAACTTCGGTTACCGAGGTCGTACTGACCCCGGTGTCCTTGTTGGTGGTAACCGTCCGCATACGAGCATCGGGCCCCTTCGGGTGAAGGGGCCTTTGCCTTGTCGTGCTGGCCAAAAGCACCAGAGCTCCTCTGAGTCCATGGGGGTAAACTCCCCCAAATTCATCACCAACACACATGCACTGCTAAGTGCACAGGTGATGGCAGTTTGCACTGCGCCCAGGGCCCCGTAAGGGGCCC